ATGAGCAGTTCCGCTTGTGCCTACGGCAAGGAATCTTGTCCCACTCCAAGCAACGCAAGTTAAAGCATCTGTAACAGGAGTTGCTGCTAAGGCCCACGTTAGTCCGGAATCTGTACTTCGCATAATATGGTTTATGTTTCCTCCAACAGCTACGGCAACAAAGGTGGTGCCTCCGTTGTGAGCAATGTGCGACCAGTTTTTGTTTAATGTACTGGCTAGTTCAATAAATGACCAAGTGACACCTCCGTCCGTGCTTCTAGCGGCCCTAAATCTTCCGGTATTTGCCAAAGCAACAACTGTATTCCCGTTTGCCGCTACGGCAGTCCATAAACTATTAGTTGCTGGTCCTACGGGTAATCTTAGAAATTTTGCCATATTATTATCCTAAAGCGATAGAGGTAATTGGTGACGCTGAACTTGGAAGAGTGTCATAAGTATACACATTCATTGTGTTTACATATCCATTGGTGCTCGCCGTTGCAATAGCCTCAATGAAAGAAACGATATTAGCCGTGCTGGCCGGTGATATAGATACGAGAATCACATCTCTTGTTGCCAAAAAATTACGATTAATACGAAGAGTCGCAGTCGTAGTGCTAGTCCATCTAGCATCGCAAATCTTGCTCAAATTAATGTAGTGAGAAGCCAATCCGGACGTATTATTTGAAGGAGTCTGAGCCATTACTGACTTAGCAAACTTAATGAACTTTACCATACTAGAACTTTTGGCAAATATACTAATTATTCAGAGATATATTTTTCAAGCGTAGCCATCACTTCAGCTCCTTCTTCGGTCACAAAGTAAGAGCTAACCGCCTCATGGGCATCTTGACCGGCCGGAATGATAAGCAATTTTGACTTATTATTGGTCAAATTGTAATGAACAGCATTTCTTTTTACAACAAGAGTCCCATAGTCAAATAGGCGGGCGACCAAGCCATCATGAGCGACATTTGGGTCGTTGACGATTGACAAAAACTCTTCTGGATTGTTTTTTGCATAAATGATAATGTCTCGCTTTAGCTCCTGTGTGCTAATCCGGGAAGGGTCAACACTTAGGGCAATTCGAGCAATGTTCTCCATCATAGCATAGTCGATTGTTCTAGCCTTTGACAAAGCGTCAGCTTCAAGCTCTAGCCAATCAAGTTCTTTTTGTGCATCTTTCTTGCTATCAACCTCGACAAATGAAGTCCCATTGTCTGGATGTAATTCGAGAAATTTTTGAAGAACGGGGTTTGAGTCTTCAACTCTTAAAAAGCCATCTTCAAAAATGATAGGTTCAAGGATAAAATTGCCATCTTGTTCATCAACAAAAGGGCTTTTTTGATTTCGAGCGTAGCGTAGCTCACGATTGACCTTGCCGTCAAAATGGTAAAGTCTTTTTGCGATTGTGTTTCTGCTTGCAAGCATAAAGCTCATAGGCGCAGCGCCTCCGGTTAGTTTATAGATTTTAGGCATTTGATTTGAATTTAAAGGTTAAAAAAATAAAGGAGGGGGTGTTCAAACACCCCCCCCTTCGGTAATCGTTTAGGCTCGGAACAAGAAGAAGTTGTTGGAACCAAGTGTGCAAACACAACGCTCAGATAGGTAGTGGACCTCCATTGCGTCAAGGTCGCTTGTTGCAGCGCCTCCGGCAGAACCGGTTGCCCAAGTTTTGAACTTCCTGTCTTCTGACTCGGTTTGACGATAACGAACGTGCAAGAATGGACGCTTGGCGTTTTGACCAATTACTTGGTCGTAAACATTGGTAGAGCCCGCAGGCACAAGCATTCCATTGATTGCGCCACCAACAGTACCGGTTGCAGTACCCTGACCGCGCATGGTAGGGTCATTCAGGTATTTCCAATCAGACTTGTAAAAGTCATAACCACGGCGGAATCCGCGGAAGCCGAGGTTCAAAGCCATCTGCTCGCTGTTGTTGAACAAACCGTAGGATGTTCCACCAACACCGTAAGAGTTCTGAGCGGCCAAGAAGTCGTCCATGGCGAAAGAAGCGGCACGGTTTACGAACAGGGCATTCTCCTCAATAGCACCCTGTTTATCAAGACGCTGAACAATCGCGTCAAAGTCAACAAGGCTAGTAGGATAACCACCACTGAATACGTTTCCGTTGGCGGCTACCTCGAAGAAAACGCCTTTTGTGCCTTTCAAAAAGTTAGGATTCGCAATAGCACCAGAAGCCGTTTCAGCAGGAACCGCCTCAAGCATAGATGACTCTAGGTAATCCTCAAAACGAAGACGGGTTTCGTGCTCGGCCTTCATGTACCAGAGGTAACCAGATGTTCCATTTTCGGCAGTGACTTCGACCCAGCCAATTTGGGTCATGTCAGAACCGGTCACGGTGAATTTGTCCTTCAAAATAATAGGGTTGTTGTCCTTGAAGATGTCAAAAGACTGAACCGACTGAGTCATTCCAGTAGAGCCTTTTAGAAACTCAGAGCCATATACCCATAAGGTAAAAGTGTTGGAGGCACCGGCAACGCCGATACCAGCCCCTTCGTAAAAGGCAACGGTAACAGTTCCATCAGCAACAGCGGTTACAACTGCGTGATTAACGACTGTGCCATTTTCTTGCTGAACAAGAAGGGTTTGGCCAACACGAATACCGTTTACGTTGTTTGTCCCTGTTCCACCCAAAAGAGGGTTGTTTGCAGGGGTTTGATACTGAGTTGCCGGAGTGATGGTGAAAACCGCGGTGTCAGCGTTAAGAATCGCTGGAGTGGTACAGCCGGTATATTTAACGTGAAGACGACCTTGCTCTGCCCACTTGATAAGGTCAGAGGCGCAGGGCATTTCAGCACCTACCATACGTAAGAAGCCTGAGATACTACGATTACCATAGCGCTCAAATTCTGCCTCATAAATGTCTGGCAAATACTGATTTAAAAAGTTGAAGTTAGAACTATCAATATAGTTCGTGGAGGTTACTTGCCTGTTAATACTAGGCTGTAACGCAAAAGTTGGAGAAGCTAAAACTGGCATTTTTAAGAAGTTTTAAAAGGTCTGATTTTTAATCCCATTCCTGACGATGTTGGGCTTACATCCGCAACTTTGACTCCTCCGGTTGTTGTGACTGGCTGTCCGGAAGTTCGAACATCCATGTTGATATTCTTGCTTCTTTTTGCCATGTCTTCCGTAGCAGAGGCCACGCCTTGCTCGTAGAAGAACTTCGCAAACTTATCCGGGTTCATCGCGATTGAAAGAGCCTTATGATAACCAGCAGCATCTTTAATCAATCCCTGCTCGTCGATAAACTTTGAAATAAGGTTTACCGGAGTAGAGTTTTGATTTTTGATTTCAGAAGCTTCACCGGGCATGAAAGTGTACTTTTTTTCACCGATGCCGAACTCAAAACCTTTGAACTCGGGTGAGAAAAGTTCTTCCGTTTTTTTTTGGAACCACTCTCCTTTCCGCTTTGCCTCTTGCTGCTCGCTATTGGCTCTGTCGAGGTACTCTTTGTATTGTTTATACTCGGGCGATTCTTCGGGCAAGTTCCCTCTTGACTCAAGCGGAACTTTGTATTGCTCTTTTAAATCGTTAAAGTACTTTTTTGCTTTGGCTAATTCCCTTTTCTTGGCGGCCTTTTTCTTTTTGACATCCGACTCTTGGTCTAAGTCTTCATCGTATCCAAACTTGTCAGCTAGGATTCCGACGGCGTCTTCCCGGTCCAAATATTCTTCTTGGGCTATGGTGTAGTCCAAAAGAAGTTGGTCGGGGTCAGCCGAGTCAAAGTCTTGATTGAGCTTCATGAAATCGCCAATTCCCCGACCGGTCTCTTTCTTATACTTGAGAAATGCAGACACGTCCTCGGGTAATTGCTCTGGCTGTTGAGGCGCAACAAGAAGGTCGTCAATAGAGGTAATCTCTTTTTTGTACCTTTCTTTAATAAATGAAAGAACGTCACCCTCTTCGATACTTGGTTTTGCAGCGGGCTCCGGGGCGGGCGGAGTCTGCTGTTGTTGTTGTTGCGCCTCAAGCTGAGCTTGATTTTGCTGTTCCTTTTCTTGAATAGATGGTTGCCCAGCTGAATCAAGTGCTCTGACTTTAAATTCACTCATAAGATTAGATTTAGTTGCAAAGATATAAAAAATTAACGAGGGCTAAATTCGGCCAAATCAAAGCCGTCTAAGCTGTCTTCGTTTGATTCAAACCTCATTGGCGGAAGGTTGTTTTTGCGTTGGTCAATCAGGCTAGATTGCTGCGTGTTTTGAAGCCCTATGCGTTTTGCCTTTTCTTTTTCCCGGGCAGCCTCTCGTTCGGATAATGTTTTGCCCTGCATTTCAGCAAGTTGAATATTATACTCAAATTCACGTTGCATCAGCAAGCTCTTCGCTTCAACCTCGGCCTTCATTCGCTCAATCTCAAAAGCGACCTCCGCTTGCTTGACCTTCATATCGGCTTCAGCCTGCGCATTGACCTTCATCATAGTCGTCTGAGCGGCCATCTTCTGAGACTCCATATTCCCTTGAATAGCCATTTGCTGCTTCTGCATTTCGTTGGCCTGAAGGTTCTCAAGGTTCTTTCGGCGTTTCAGCTTGAGCAGCTGATTGGCCATCTTGATATTCTTTATCTCGCGAATATCAATCGCGTCTTCAAGGTTGATGTCGCCTTTTTGTAACGCCATCTGAATATTGGCCTCCATTTGGCTTCTTTCTTCTTCGTCCGGAGCGACCTCAATGAATATTCCAAAGTCATAAATGTACAAGTCCTTGATTTCATCAAGCAACGCGACATTGTAGCGACCTATCTGAGAAATAAACTCTTCTTTAAATGGCGCGTATTCAAGGACATCCGAGATACGGCATGTCAAAGCCTCTGAAAGACTTTTTGTTATGTAAACGGATGCGTCAAGAATATGGCGCGTTGCCGTATTGGAGTTCATTGCGGCAAGTTTCTGCACGCCGACCAACGACCGAGAATCCGGAACTGTGCCGTCCCTCGCTTCATTAAGACCGGTTACGGCCCTAATCATTCCTAGGTAATGGTTATAGTTCCCGATAAGAGCCGCCATTTTTTGCTGGCCGGAACTCGAGTTAAGCTCCTGAATTGGAATCCGGGCATTGTTGAACTCGCCATCTTGCGTATAGCTACGCCCTACGACGCTACCTGTTTGGAAGTAAAGCCTCAAGGCGTCCTCTGGATTGTATGCCTGGCCGTTCCCTAGGTCAACATCGTTGACACCATCAGCGTCAAGAAAAACACCATCGGGGACCATACGAGCAACTACTTGCTGAAGCTTCAGGTGCGTCAGCTGAATAAGGTCTGCAAACGGAATCATCCGGCGTACTAAGGACTCAATGTTCCCTTTGTACATCCTTGGAGCGCATGCTACATAATTTGGAACGGCATTCTGGGATGCAGACTTAGGACGGACCATGTTTTCCATCACCTGCCATTTAAGCATGATGTTAGTCCCCATAACCATAATGCCCTCATACCAAACGTCAATAGTCTTTGTGACGCGCTCGAACCCCTGCTCCTCCATCATTTCTTCGGGAGGATTAAAGTTTTCGTCTTTCTCGATTATTCTTTCTCCGCCGTTGTCAAGCTTTTTCTTTTTGTAAACAAACGTCTTAGTGGTCTTGTAATTAAAGAAAAGAAGTGTAGCGGTATCGCTTTTAAAAAGGCTATTGTCATAAAATTGAGATACATTATAGTAGTCGTACCAAGACTGACTGTACTTGGATATTTCTTCAAGTTGCTCGTTGTTTAATCCGGGCTTTATCTTAGGCAGCTCGGTCAATGGGACAGTCTTGATTTCCCCCCAATAAAAGCAATCTCTAAAATAAGGGTCTTCAGTATAGCTATAAACCACGTTTGCCGGGTCAACGTACTCAACCCGTATACCATCCCCGGGATAAAATTGGTGCTTACATATTCCAATGCCTAAAACCGTAAGGTCATAGTCAATCCTTTTTCTTAGGTCGCTATACCGATTGTCTTCTAAAACAGTGGAAATAGCCTCTTCTTCGGCAATCTCAATAGCCGGCTTATAGTTGAGTTGCATATAAAGTTGCAGCTCTTGGTCGTTTTCTGGTAAGTCTTCTGGATTAATGGCAAATCCATTAACACCCATGTTTTTCTGAAGACTCATAAACAACTCCTTGCCGGCCATCTGAGTTTCAATCATGTCCTGATACCGGTTTCTCCGAGAAGAAGACATGCCGTCTTGGGCAAAAGCCTTAATCTTAAAAAACCTGTCTGACATGCCGTTTACAACGATGTCAACGAATTTTGGCAAAATAGGAACCGGCGTCCAGTCTAGATTTAAATAGGACAAATCCCCATTTACGGACATCTCGTTCTTATACTTTTCAACCGATTGTTCGCCCCTTGCATAAAGCTTTAGGTAGTGAAAATCCCTCCATTGAGAGTAAAATCGTCCAGAACGAGAGTCCTTCCTAAACCACTCATATT